TCTGAATCAAACCAGATCGCTTTCACCACCGCCTCCTTATCTGGAGCGCGCTGTGTATTCTTATACACTGGTTCTCCCAAAAATGCCTCAAACACATTGGTTAGACCGTCCTCGCGATCGGGTGTGGCGGATAGACCCAACATGTATTTAGTTTGGATCTTTTTGAGTGCTTGACAGAAATACGATGCGCCTAAATGATGACACTCGTCAAAGATCGTAAATCCATATTGATCAAAAAATCCATCTGGAAATTCACGTCGACAGATCGTTTGGATCATACAGATCGTTACATCATATTTTTCTGCATCCATTTGTGCCTTATTTGCCTGTAGAATACCAACTCTTGCCCCCTCAATAAAGTTCTCAATCTCTGCCTTCCATTGATTCATTAGAAACTCCTTATCCACTACAATCAAGAATCGTCGTTTTAATTGAACCGCCAGATGAAGTGCCATAAAGGTTTTACCATATCCACAGGGAACACAAATTAGACCATTCGCACCTTTTTCAAGGAAGGTATGAATGATTTCTTGTTGAAATGCGTGAGGAGGAAAGGTGGTACGAAACTTGATACTATCCGGGAGAGAAAGGCCCTCTGATACAATATCGGCTTCCGGTTCACCAAACTTCTTTTTCCCCCATTGCCGTGGAACATAAAAACGTGTCTTCGATTCATAATAAATAGGAAAACTCGAAACGGTATTTTTAAACTTATCCATCACTTTTGGCCTCATGGTCAGTTCCGAACGAAGTCCTTGAGTTTGTATTTCCGTCAATGCTGATTTTTTAATGGCATACCCTTTTGAGGTCAATACCCGATCCTTTTCTTGTGCGGACATGGGCTACTGATGGTTTCTACGTGATAATGGTTTAGATCCCATATTAATTTATCGATACGATACAGAGGAATGTTTCGGAACGAAATCCATTATTTTGTGGTTCTGACGGTCCTGATCTTGTCGGCACCTTTCTTGCCTTCTGGGCTTTTGATCCTATTAGACAATATTGTGGTACGTCTTGCGATGGTCACATTTTTATTATATTGTATTCAGCTTGGCCCTACGGTTGGCATCTTTGGACTCATTACGATCGCAAGCCTGTATTTGGAACGTAACCGTCGTAAAGTCGGACTAGCACTCGAAAAACTAGATGCCATGGAAGTCCCTCATTCTCCCCAAGCTACTGTCGAAGAGGCTAGTACTCCGCAAAAGACAGTTCCTGTCCGTGAGTTCGATACTCCTTCCCCTGTTGAATCAACATACGTGCCCGAAGACGATGGTTCGGACATGAACTACGAACCTGTTGCCCCTAGTATCAATCAAAAGGCGGTAATGTCTACGATCTATCCATTGTCTTCTAATTCATCCGGATCTGGCGCACAACACTTATTTGAAAAAATGGGATTGGGTCACCTTTCTCATGTAGAAACTCTTGGTGAATAAATGATATCGTTCATTATTTTATGAAACTTATCATTTACAATTGAATATCCTCTTGTTGAATGGTTTTATCAACATAATAGGCTTTCGCCACTTCGGCCACATTAATGTTCTTCTCTAAATCCATTCCTTGACTTCGCCATGTCGGCTTGGTAGCATCTAAGAATCTCTGCATAGACGAACGAGTATACGCAATACGATGCATACCCGTCGAATCCACAAATCCTACCGCAATCTGAACGGGTTTATTCGGAACCGGTTGGATGAGAGACTTCGTACAATTGTTTCCAAAGCATGGAAATTCCTCCATCTCTTTTTGATTTGAGCAGCTATCAATCGAGTTGAGATTTCCGTCCATCGTATTATAAATCGTACAAGTTGGCTGACTAGCACTCTGCGGACTTGTGAGTGTCGTGTTTAGAGGACCTGCGGTACATCCTTTTTTCGAAGCATCTTCAAAATAAGATGACATCGATGCGGGGCATTGTTCAGTCGCTTTTGTTTTGTACTCGCTCAATACAACATCGGTACATTTTGACATTTTGTCAGTACCTTTTCCATTTAAGAGACACATGTCGTCACTCATACATTCATTGGCAATGATCTCCCCCTTACAGCACGCTGTATTTCCACTTGGTAGACTGTATGAAGTATATCCTGATGGACAGGAGTGTAAATATGATTCTGATTCTGCGACGGCGTTAACAAACGATTCTGCCGTAGTTGGGGCATGGTTTCGTAGATACCGTGCGATACAGATCATCGCAATACTGATGACCAAAATGGATAGTTCCAGAATCATCCTAGTTACTCATTCGGATTTTGTAATCTTCGATACTGCCCAAATCAAAAGAACTAATCCCAGTGCCCCTCCAATCACAGATGCTACGATTTCTTCGATTTCAGCAACAGAATACCCTTTCTCGATCTTACTTGGATCACTAGATGAATCTGCTGATGACGGAACAGGTTTTCCTTGTTGAATAATATCATCCAAACACGTTCCATCCGATACTTGTACATATCCACCTTGGTTATCACGTAGTTGATCAAAAGGCATACATTTGTATTGCTTAACAGTGGGGCAGGTTCCCGATTTATTTTTTGATACATTCATTCGTGTTGAACTTACACGCTGTGGTGGAAAACTGAAATATTCAAAACGATTCTTAAAATCATCGGTACAAGTTGAAAGAGGAGAGGTATAAATTACACCGCTGCCGTCGATTTGTGTCGCCACTTTGTTTCCATCGTCGTCGATCGTATAATTTCGTACAGTAGCATCTCCACCACGAAGACCGGGAGGGATTTGAAAGGTAGAAAGCCTTTGACCCAACATGGAAAACAAGGATTGATAAGTTCCTGATGATAGATGAATTCCATTTGGATACACGTTCACAAATAAACTATTCGAACCTATATACCCTTCTGCATCCTGTGTCTCAAAACAAGTTTTGTATCCAAATGAGGTTTGACTCACATCCGTACTCGATGAATAAAAAAGAGACTCCAATGAGGCAATGCTAGCGGTAGTAGCATCATTTTTGACCATTTGATCAATGTAGATATCATGACTCGTAGAATTGGATTCGTAAATCGGCAAACAAATCAAAAGCCCAGATAGCTGTGATACCGAAGAGGGTGCGGAATTGGGGGAAAAGCTCAGAATAAGTTCTGCCTGAGGAGATTCATTATGGCCAGGAAGATTATATCCTATATGAATCGGCGATACAATCTGTATGTCTACAAGAGTGAATTTATTCATGTTATATGTACATGTGCCATTTGATGTATCGTCGATTCGATTTCCCACAAGGCTCGCAGGTGTAGAACGTGGTCCAAAGTTAATCATTAGCGGAGCACGTGCTACCGTATTTAGATCGGCGGAGGCAATTGGACCAACTAATTGGATCAATCCTGTATTGACACCTGCTGGGCAAAACATCTGCCTTTCTCTAGAAAAAAGATAGATGTGTTTTGATACGGTTTACTGACTTCCTGGCATCAACGATAAATATGATTTGGAGATGTATCGAACCTGTGTATAACCAAGCCCGTGTAACATTTCCGCAGCAAGCTGTGCGCGACGATCACCATTCGAATACACCAAGATCGGCGACTGTTGGCTTTGAAGTCCAGATCCGATCAAAAATGGAACATCTGATCTTAATTGATCCACTGCGATCGGGATCGAGTTCGGATAATAGCCCAATTCTTCTCTCTCTTTTGGTGTACGCACATCAATGATCAATCGGAATCGTTTGGATCGTGCCTCTTGGATCGGAATTTCTAAGGTAGGTAACTTGAAGGAACCAATCTTAGTATACACCACGTATAAAACAGCAGTTAAGAGAATTGCCATACATAGAATTGCCCCTTTCATTTCTATATCAATCCTGGAATATATTTGGGCCCGCCCATTCGATAAATATTGGTCTTTCCCTCTTTACGAAGTGCATCGATCTTCACATCCTCGCCTGACATGATTTCTTGGCATCCTGTATCATCCATACAGTCACGACGACCAAATTGGACAGGTACAGGTACCGGATTATACGTATCAGTACGCGTGTAATAATTCCATCGGTCGCTACTACCAGCTGTTCTACGACCGTACAGTGGCAATACTTGCTCTCCCACATTAATGACTCCGACGGATTGAAACGATTCAGGAAGACCCTGTGTCGGAATGTTGAAAGGAAGAGTGGATAATCCGCCACGGGGAGGAAACTCGGGGCGTCCCATCCAATCACGCAGGGGTTGGGGCGCACGATCATATCGCGAATCGCCTCCTGCCTGTTGGATCATAATCGGTGGTTGCGCATACGAAGTGGGCGTGCCATGAGAAGAGGGAAACACAATCGTATGAGGCGCTTTCATCATATAAATCACAATAAATAGGAATAATAACGCTACGCCGAGTACAAGGAGGATTCCTTCGGATAAACAAAATACACCTGGTGGACAACTACCACGTGCCATGATTCTATTCTTTGATGTCGTTTTTAATAAAAACTGGTCAAATCAATACTGGCTCTTTAGCATTTGCGTAATACTCATGACAGGGGTCAAAGGGGAGGTAGCTGATATAGTCAGCGTAACGTCCCCTTAGAGTTTAAACTGCATGCCTGAACCATTTCCATTGGAGCTACCAAACATTCCTGAGAAGGTCTGAAGAAGCTCCTTTCCATCCGCCAGAACCGGTCGCATCTGCGTCAACATTCCCATTAATTGTTTTTGAGTCTCTAGTAACTTCTGGGTATCGCCTGTCATTGAACCAATGGTATCAGAATCGAACGACTCCATCGCCTTCATGATCGTCTTTCCCGCGTCCAGTTTTGGTCCACCCGTGTTTTCTGACGGCATTTGTCCTACTTTGAATAATGTTCCTGTCGCAGATTTGGTTTCCTCCTCCTCCACAACTTTATCGGATTTTCCCCCCAGAGCACTGGTCACTGCTTTTACCTGATCCTTTGGAACTTGATTCGTGGTCAGTGCCGTGGAAGCAGAGGAGCTACCCGATGATGCGCCGTCCTTTGCAACAGTTGGATTCACATCTTCAAATCCTTCAATTGACGGATCATAGACGCCGGCTGGCTCTTTGCGTGGATTTGCCACTGCCTGAGCAGCGGGGCGATACTTTGCATTCATGTCATTAACACGTCCAACAATGTCCGGATTTTGAAACGCTTCCATATTCTTCAAATAGCGCTTCAGATAAAACAGATAGAACAACGAAAAGAGAACCACCGCCGCAACAATCAATTCCATTTGATTCACAAACGCAGCAACGATCAAGCCGACCGCGGAGCAGAAGAGTAGACCTGTAATACCAGCATAAACTAATGTATACAGCGCAGTAATACACAGCATTGCTACTGAAATATAATGAGTCGTTTGATTGAAGTTCATGCTTCCTATTTGCTTCATAAGAAAGTTTTTACTTACACTGCCATCAATGGAACCAGAACTTTTTGTATAAACCAAAAGAGAAATCCACCAATCACTGACTTTAGTGCTAATCCTGCCGTAGTTACATCGCCGCCAATGCGCAATAGAGAGGGAATATAATGACCAATTAATACATTGAGAACGGGCAAACTGACCAAAAAGATGATGATGGCCACCAGAAGTGGTTGTTTGATCTGAGATATGATATCGGAATAGAAGTTACCTTTCGTTTCCACTAGGGTGGGAGGCGCTACCATCTGATGAGGCGCTACACTCGCAAATGTCGAGCCGCCATGCGAATAACTCGGCGCATGCATTAAGTTCGCAAAATCAGCAGTGGAGGGGTACTCCTTTCCAATCATATGTGCCGTAGCAGTGGCGGGATCCGTCGCCATCGGATACACCGTATTGGGATTCGGCGATTGGATCATCCGACTTCCGTTACCGGAAGGAGGCGGTGGAGCACCACCCATAATTGGATTAGATGAACTCGGCATGTTCATGTCTGCTAGAATCTTATTGACGAGATCATCGTCTTTGCTGACTACCGGGGCTTTTGAATCGAGGTCACTTAACAGGGTACCCGCACTTGCCATTTCTTATGAAAAAGACAGAAATCCTTTGGGGTAAACTACTCGCAGGACAAAATGGGGGTGTTGCGTGACGCAAACGGATATGCGCTTTTAACGGGAGCAGGGCGCATCGGGCACTCTCTAAATGCTTCAATCGCACCAGCAGAAGGGCACTCGACTGTTTCCGTCTTAAACGAGTAGCATTTATCACCTCCTACACGATAAACAAACTTATCAAAGTCCTTCTCCGACGGAGCTTTCTTAACAGCACAATCTGGACCGCTACATATGGGTCGAATAATACAAATAATGCCAATTCCCAGCATTAAACTGAAAAAAACGTTAAAGTTTTCATCGCGTAATAATTTGAGAAGGTTCATGTTTCCTGATATCTCCTCACTCTATTTTCTGGGTACCGAGTAAAGATGATCAGTCACATTCGTATCCTCCCTCTGATGGGAGGCATTGTCCTTGGAATTATTGCCATTTTATACGTAAAACCGGAAGAAACCGTAGTATATAAGTATCCTCACCCTGATACTGCTGATAAAACAATCTATAAAGATAAGAATGGTGTATGTTATCGTTATAAAGCCACTAAGGTGGATTGTGACAAGAATCAAGATAAATTGAAGGATTTCCCTCTTGCTAAGTAACTTATTGAGGTACGATTGGCTGTGCTTTAGGAGCAATACGTGGGCCTCTGCGAATCGAGGGAACAACTGGTGCAACGACTGGTGCTACATTTGATACTGGTACTACATTTGCCATCTGTACGGCAGCAGGGGCTACTGATTGTACTATTGGTTGTGTCATTGGCTGTGCCATTGGCTGTGCCATTGGCGGAGCTCCAGGTGTAGCAGGTAATCCAGTAGAAGTAGTCGTAATTGTTGTTACTGTTTTTACTTTTTTTGGTTTCTTCATACTCTGCGCCACAAGTTGAGCTCGCTCTGCAATCAAGTTCTCTCGAATGGTTAGTAACGCTTTTCCCAACCAATTCTCACCAGTCCACGCAAGTTTATCTTTCGCTTTCACATTATCCATCGACATTCCAATACCAATATGGAGATCATTCGGCTCCACGGCGCCAATTACGAGTGGAGATGGAAGTTCCATTAATCGCTGTGCCAATTCAGGATATTGTTTGAATTTAGCAAGATTTACTGTATCAATCAAACGAGATAGCGCTGTATTCCATTTCATTTGATTCACCTCTCTTCCTCCCGCTACATCCTCCAATGTATAACGAATGTCTGCTCCTGCTTCCGTAGCCTGAATGGCATTCGCACGTTCCACATCTCCGAATTCTGTTGCTAATTCTGCGAAGATCGCATGGCGAGCCGACGAATACTGCTTATCATGAAAGGGGATCGCAACCGGCCAACTGAGCGCCAAAAATCCATAGGGACTCATTTCCATATCCTGATCCGAAAACAAAATAACCGTTTCAGGTACAGCCTCTACTTTTTTAGCTTCTGCTACACTTACCATCTGTGGAAGAGGAATGTCACCTATACGAACATATTGTTGTTGTAACGTGTATGGACGAACTTCACTAAATGCGATATCATATGGATATTTGCGCGTCTCCTGTATTTGATCAAAATCCAAGTCTTTAATTTTAACAAGTTCAGTACTAACACCGCGTAGTGGAAAACGAGCTCTCTGAAGCACAATATCTGCGTCACGAACTTCACGATTAAGATCAACGATTTCTGAACGGCTTACTGTCTTTTCCTGTACTGCTTGAAATAAACGTCGGCGCGCATCTTCAAATGTACGATTGGCTAACACCATGTTATCAAATCGCTCTTTTTCCATATCTCGAATTTCCTCTTCTGTTGGCGGACGATACGTAGGAAGAACAATGGTTTTTACTAATTTTCCTTTCATATCATACTCTGCTAAATTGCCCTGTTTATCAAATTGAAATCGGTCTTTTTTATTTGGCTTAGAACGTTCCCCAAAAAAGCGTCGTAGCTCTTCTGCGCTTGGTTCCCCCATCTACTGTACCACGTGATTTTGATGTGTTGTTTTTATACGTGAATAATTTCTAGTAAGGAAATAGTCATGTCGAATCCGGGTAGTGTGAGCATCAATGCGCTATCGGTTGCTGTTCCCGCAGGATGTTTTATGTTTATTATTACCCTGTTTCTCTTCTACGCAAAAGACTCCATTCCGTTTTTTAATGCGATCTTGTGGGCAGGAATCCCTATTATGGCGTTTCTCATCGCAGCAGGAATGAATATGGCATCACAATACATGTATTGTAAACATACTGATAGCGGTAAAGCATTTATGGGTTCGATCCCCGCCATGCTTGCTACATTCATTGGATTAGGAATATCCTCTATTTCTTTTTGCCGTATACCGGTGGTATCCATGATTGCGCCATTTTATACCTCGGAACCCGATCCAAAGAATTCATCCGCGTGTTGTAAACCTCCCCCATCACTGGAAAGCATAGAAGCAAAAGCGCCTATGGTGTCCGGTTTAGCATATGGGTTTTATTTGTTCTTTTCTATGTTGTTTGGTATTGTTATCGGCAGTGGAACCGCCGTTGTATGTTAATAATTATTCAAAATGGCTGCCATCCATGTCTTCGCCTTCATGATGATAGACAAGGTTCGGTGCTTCAGGTCCTAGATAAATGTATTTTGGAATACCCTTTTTCATGGTCTCATTCGTATCTAGAATGTAATATCCCTTCTTCATATCCTCCATCGTACTGGGCTTCTTTCGTGGTACATTCGGTGGAACAGGTGACATAGCCTTCATTGATACATTTTGAGGTTCAATCGTATCCTTTGAAATGCTGATCTCCGTATTTTCCGTAACACCACCCCATCCTGTATGGCTGGCGATTATCAGAACAAAGAGATAGGACAGAATCGCCCACACGATCGCAAATAACCAAAATGGCATCCACGTATATCGCGCCTTTGAACGTCCAAGACCAAACTCCTTCCAATTTCCATCCGTTGTGAACATCACTTCAGGCTTAAGGGTGAGGATAATGGAAATACCTAATAAGTACAATAATCCTGAATAGATGAG